AATCACGAGTACTACTACAGTAATATTTTAATGTCTAACAGAGATTGGGAAAAATTAACTAAAATGTACGATACTAAAGTAGAACGTATTAGACAAGAACTTAAAAATGAAATGAAGTCTCAAATCAAATATTCTTTAAAAAGTATTTTAGATAGAGTGGATAGTTCCAAAAAAATAAAAACCCCTACTGTAGAGTAAGGGTTTCTTTATTTAAAACATATCTTCTAATTTATCTAAATGTTTTTTAACTATATCTAAATCACTTATATCATTATAGGTCATTCCTTGTTTTTTTAACATCTGAACATGGTTATGTAATTGTGTCATCATTTGTCTAATCATCCCTGACATTGTCGGATAATTTTCAATCATCTTATCTAACGAATAAAGTTGTTCGGGTAAGTTTAAAACATCACCAATTTTCTTAACCCAATCTTTTCCATATCTATCGGCATCCATTTCCATATCCCAATAAATTTTATAGAACTCCTCAAAGTCTTCAATATCTCCCATATAAGAATCCTTCAAATCAAATTCCGACATTTGTTGTTCGTGTTTCAATTCGTGAAATAAAACATAAACAAATGACGCTAAATTAGAGAATGTCTCAGGGGAACATATTATAATCGCCTTACTTGTTCTTACACCTTTAAACCCTGTATTACAGGCATTCAACACTTTTATTACATACCCCCTATCTTGAGCATAATCTTTTATCTTACTCGCAATTAAATCAAACGCCTTATGTTTATCTTCAGGAATGTCTTTTCTAAATTTATCAATAACTCTTTCGTAATTTGAGGTGGTTTTTAGACCATTTGGGATGATATCTTCTAAAATGGTGTCTTTGGTTATCTCAAACCATTCCGTTACAATAGGGACAATTTTTTTACCTTTACCGGGTGTTTGATTAAGCACCCCACCTTCTTCATCATTCTGTTCAGGATGTTTTTTTACGTATTTGGCAATTTTTCTTGATTCTTTCTCTATTTTAGATATTTTAGATTTTGGAGTACTCATCTCACCATCATAACTATCAAACGCTAATTCAGCACTATCATATTTTGATGTAGGTACAGTAAATGGTTGTAGTTGTTCTTTATTGAACAACCTAACACCCGGGCTCAAAGGAACTCTAACCGAACCTGACCCACCTGTACTAGTAGCCTCTTTAATTTGTCTTTTGATATTTTTATTCATATACTTATAAATATACAAAATTTTAATTATGGAACAACAACAAGAACTATTCGGAAAATTATTTAATACAATCCCATTGTATAATGAAGACCATCTAGATGTATTACTATCAACAATGGATAAAGAACAATCAGTTTATATCCTAACTCAAGCCGTTAGCTTCGCTTTCCATTCAGGGATATTTTCATTGGGTGAATCTGAAATTATATCAAAATCAATTAGAACATTAAATAAAATTGAGAAAGATGTTGTGGAATAAATAATTTATATTTACATTTGTGAAATAAAATACAAACACTATGAAAAAAATATTCTTATCACTTTTACTTATTGTAAGTCTATCCTCATTTGCTCAAGATAACCTAAAACCAAAAAACATTGATAAAGGTATCAATGTCTTGTTAGATTCGTTATCCAATGTTTATAATGTTAAAGTGGGGGCTGTCATTGTTAATGATTACCCAAACTTAAGAACAACAACAATTGTTTATGTTAAAAATGGTGAATTGGTTAAAAAAATTATTAAAACTGAAAAAAATCCACCAAAACGAGATATATTAAGTAAAAATTAAATTGTTTTATTACACAGTGCTGTAACACTATATCCGGTTTTAATTGTATCAGTACCAATTGGTGAGTAAACCCTAACAATTGATTCTCCTGATGAACTATTGAAATTTATTTTAATAGGTGACTGACCTATTGTATAAAGAACAAATTCTTTAACACCTTTATTACAAAGTTTTTGAAGGTCTTTTAAAGCATATTCCACTTCAACTCCACCTCTTTTAAATGTTTTTGCTTTGGATGGGTCAACTAAAAGTTGTTCCAATAACTCCTGATAATTATTTGCCGTTATTTTTACAAGTTTATCACCACTAACCGACACATTATTTCTTGAATTTATAAGTGTTAATTGATAAACGTATAATGGAACCCATTTAAAATCAACATATTTATGTGGTCTCGTCGTCACATAACCAGTGTCTTGAATTACCTCTTCCCCCTTATTAAGAACAACTAATCTATCAGGAATAGTTCCGGTATCAAAAGTTACAACACCATTACCGTATAATTTTTCATTAGTTAATACATAATTAAGACTTGCGTCTCCTTGACCTGCCTCAATTTTCATACCATCCCAATCACAAATATCTTTGGAATCTTTATCTTTAACTTCCCCCGTTCCTTTAATATCAAAATTAACAAACTGTTCTTGTTTGTATAATTTAATTTTTTCAGGGTTTTTATTATCACCTTTAGTCTTATTATAAGATGTTTTACCTAATGTAACTTGACTAACATCTGTTGGTACTTGTATCGTTAAAACACCATTCTTAATTAAATCAGGGAATATTTCTTGAAAATATTTTTTAACAGAATTTGCTCTCGCCAACGCCAAACTTCCCTTCGTCTCATATCCCTTAGGATTTGTTACATTTGATTCTCCGGATGTTATATTAACTATAAATGTCTTACCACCGTTATCTTTAATAAATTTGTCAATCTGAGGTTTCAACGCAATTATATCATTTTTAACAGTTGGGGAGTCAATCTGACCAAACCCAAATTTATCTCCAACACTTTGTATTGGGAATTCAGTACTAGTTAACGATTGTTTTGTGGAAACTTGCTCCAAGTTTAAATATTGTCGTTTTGTAGCACCTTCGTGAAGATTCATTATTCTATTTCTTTCCTCACTAGATATCTCAAATAAATTATTCATATTTTTCTTTTCATATAAATACCTCAGTATCTATAAAACCAAATACATAAGCATAAAAAAAAGGGACATATAGTCCCTTTTTCTTAAATATTTTAAGAGTTTGATTATCTCAATTCTCTTAAATCGAATGTTCTAACACCATCAACTGTGATACGTCCGTAGAAACGGTTATTAACCATTTTCTTAGCGTAACGAGTCATTATACCTTTGATAGGTGTAAAGTTGAATGGGTTGTACATTGTTGGAGTTAATTGTAATGGTACATACGGTGCGTAGATGTAACCTGTGTCTAACAATGATGTTCCTTTGTGTCCAATTAACACTTGGTTAGCTGGGAAGTAAGGGTCACGGTAAACTTGGTAACGTCCTGCTAATGTTCCTACTCTTTCAATACCCATATTATATTGGTCTTGTTCAGGAGAAGCGTTAGATACGTGGAAGTACTCTAAATCATCAAAGATAGCAGAAACCTCAGAAGATACAACAATCCAGTTTGCTCCACCTCTTAAAGTAGATTTGTGGATTTGTGCAGACAATTGGTTGATTGCTGTAATTAATGTTTGGTTCCAATCTTTTTGAGTGTAAGAAGTTACTTGAGAAATTCTTCTCCAACCATTGTAATCCCATCTCAAATTCCATGCAGCGCCTTTACGTAAATCTCTTAAGATTTCACGGTCAATTTCTGCAGCAACTTGCTCAGATAATAAAGCTGTTAATTCAGCCTCAGCATCGATGTTGTGGAAAGCCGCAACGTCTTGAGCTAACTCAGGAGACCATTGTGCTCTTAATTTTCTTTCTGTAACAGATACAGTAACTGAATCTAAGTCGAAAGAAACCTCACCGATTTTATCTTCAAATTCTAATTCTTCGTAACGTCTGAAAACAGCGTTGAAAGCAGTTCCTGATACAGCTTCAGTAATAGTTGTACCTGTGTAACCATCTAATGATGTAGAATCACAATCAGCACATACTGGACAAGATAAATCAACTTCTAACCAAATACAACCATCAACGTCACATACATTTTTGAATGAACCACCGTTACCAGTAGATGCAAATGTTGTTTGAGTTGTGTTACCATATTTCACAATACCTTTACCATATATTTGAGTTACAACTCTAAATAATAAAGCTCCTGTAGAAACTGTACATGGTGAAGTAGCATCAACTGTTAAACCATTTCCTGTATAGATAACTAAATCAGATAAGAATGATTCTGTATCCATTTCGTTACCATCAGGTCCGATTAATTTTCCAGCTCCTGTGTCAGCAAAACCACACATTTTAATGATAACTTTTCTTGTGTTACCTGAAGCGATTACAAATGCTCCGTCAGTTGTTCCTGAAATATTAGCATTAACTAAAACTCCACCTGTCCATTTTTGGATAGTTGTTGAAGCTGTGATAGCTGACCAACGACCTTTAGAATAATCAAATAATCCTGGTGGGTCTAAACTTGGTTCGTTACCTTCGTAGAATAAATCATAAAGATTTTTTTCATACACTGGGTTGTTAGTTCCTGAACCTGTTGTGTAACCTTCACTTGGAGAACCTGGATAATTTCCTGGAGACCCGATTGGTGCGTAGTGCTCACCTGAATACTGACCGTCAATACCGTCTTTGTATCCTTGAATTTTTGGTACAAAGTAGAATAATTTACCGATTGGTAAGTTCATAGCTTGTACAGAAACGATATCATTCGCTAATAATTTAGAGAATACTCTTCTTACGATAGGAAATACAACAGTTTCAAATGAACCTGAAGACCCGTCAGAAGTTGCTTCGTTTATTAAGAAAGACGCTTGATTCTCATATAATTGAGCTACGTTTTCTCTTAAGTGACCTTTAAGACCTTCTAGAAATCCTAATTTGTCCCATTTGTTGATTGTGTCTTCTTTAATAACTTTAAGGTGTTTTAACCCGATGTTACCAACTAGACCTGATTCTAATAATGCTCCCATTTTTTTTGGTTTTTATTAATTTTTATTTATTTTTATTTTAATTTTGACATTAAGTCTTTCATTCTTAAGAACTGTGGATTCTCATATGTTTTAGATTCAATTAGATTGATTGCTGAACCTGTTGAAGGTGCTTTAGCAATTGTTCTTTCTAATGACTCATTCATAGGTTGAGAAGAAGTTCCTGTAAGTTCATCCTTAACGACTTTGTATAAGTTTTTAGATTCTTTAATGTTTTCAACACCGTCAAATCTTCTTAAGATATTTATTTTTTCTTGTTTGGACGTTGAATGTTCTGTAAACAAACGTGTAGCGTAAGCTAAGTTTGAATTAAACACGGCAACCTCATTCAATTTATTTCTAAATACGTTAAGAGCTTTTCTGTATTCTTCATTTTTTTCTCTAAGAACTCTTAATTCAGTTGTATTAGTATTCTCTTTAATTGCGGTATTAAAAGATGAGTGTGCTCTTGGTTTTGGCAAACCACCTTTTCTGAAATTACTTCCATTACCTAATGTGCGAGAAGCCTCTTTTGTTTCAGCTTTTTTAGTTGTGTTAGCAACTTGCTCTTTTGTTTCTGTTTTTTTAACAGTTTTCATTTTACCTTCAAGATTTTCACCATCTTTGTAATCAAATTTTGCTTTTCCTGTACCCATAGTTACATTAGCAGATTTTTTTACAGTTTTGAAACCACCATTTTGATTAGGTTTAGCGTCATATTTAAATTTACTAGGATTTCCTAATCCGGTTCCTTTAGGTTTTACAGTCATTTTAGATTCTACTACTGTATCATCATCCATATCCATATCGTCTTGTTCTTCTAACTCTGTGTCGTCTTCATCATCAAAAGAAATTTCATAAACGATTTCTTCATCGTCCATATCTTCTTCTTCGTCAAATTCTGATTCAAAATCTTTAAAGTGTCCATCAACATCTCCAATTTTATGACCATCACGTCTTTTAAAATCGTGTTTGTTTCCACCAAACGCTTCTCCCATTTCTGAATCTTCGTCGTCATTATCAAATACTCTAGAGATGATATCTTCAATACCTTCAGAATCATCGTCTTCATCTTCATCTTCAAAGTCAAATTCGTCTTCGTCTTCGTCTTCGTCGTTAAATTGTTCAAACATTTCATCTTCGTTCTCACCAACAATCATGTATTCTTTGTTGTTCTCATTGTCTTTTAAACTGATGTTACCAGAATCATCTTTAGTAACAACAATATTATCCTCAGGTCCCATTAATTGAAATACACGTAAGATTTCTTCATCGTCCTCTATGTCAGTAAGGTCTATGGTTTCTTCGTCATCATCCATATCTACATTATCAGTATCCATGTCGTCTTCCATATCAACATCAACATCCATGTCATCCATGTCTGTATCTGTGTCCATGTCATCCATGTCAACTTCAGTGTCAATCTCTTCTTCTTCTTGTTCTGTAAGAGATTCTTTTACTAGTTCTTTGATTTCTTGCGACATTGTCGAAGCAAGTATTCCTTTTGCATTTTCAGCTACCGCTTCTTCCAAATTTTTCATTTGGATGATAGCTTCTTCAACTAAAGATTTTTCTTTTGCCATTTGTGTTTAAGTTATTTTAATATATAAATATCTCCCATTATCAAAAAATCATTATTTTTGATAATTTGGTGTTGAGTTTTTTATACTAATAAATATTACCAAAAAAATAAAAGCATAAAAAAAGGAGACATTTCTGTCTCCTTTATTAATTATTGAATATAAATTCTTATTCTATCACTTCATCAATTTTGCTTTCAACAATTGCTGTGATTCTCCATTCCATTGTATAATGCTCAAAAACTTTCGTAACTTTCGCTTCTACATCAGTTGGGTTATAACCACTAACTAATTTTTCTTCTCTTAATTTTTTAATCTTTCCTGATGCCTCATCAACTGAGTCTAA